GACGCTGACGTATCGATAGCAATCACCAGCTCACCCACCTTCTCACTGATACCGCGGGGCATGCATACACCGGTAGACACAAAGCGGCGATTGGGTCGCGCCCATGTAGAAAAGTCCTTACCCGCACACGTTGTACTGATGAACTCACGCAACACATCACGCCAATCGATCTGCGGTTTGAGTAACTCCTCAAGGTCACGGGCACCACCACTGCCCAACTTACCGGCAACAAGTACACCCTGACGTATTGCTTCCTCGACCTCACGCTCAAGGTCACCCTTCTCCTCCTCGCTCAACTGCTCGGCTTCTTCCCATCCATGATCGTCAAGACTGTCACCCACACCACGCCCATCGTCACCCTCGGGTAGCGAATCGTATACCTGATGAAACACTTGGGCAGTATCCATGTCGCGGTACTGTGCATCGAGCAACCCAACCTTGGGCATCTTGATGAACCCTTCGCCATTGTCACCGTCAACCAACTGTATGTTGATAACATAGTCGCAGGCAACGTTGGCTACTTTTGGGTGTTTGTCATAAAGATGTTTCCACGTAGTCAAGTGCTGGTACATCTTGTGGTAACACTCGTGCAGTATCAGGAATCGCAACTCGGCATCGTTGAGTCCATCGACAAACGCTCGGCCATACATCTCGTCACGCCCATTGGTACACGCGGTTGGGACGGTATCATCTACCGTCCGGTCACCAATCATCAGCACGCTGGATAAACCCACGTACTTGTCATGCGCCATGATAGCCATGACAGCTTTTTGTAACCGCTGTTCGGCGGTCAACGTCTGGTTTAGAGCTAACATACCTCCTCCTTACTTGTCTGCTGTAAACAGATAGTTGTTGTCCATCGCCCACTTGGTGAACTTACTGTTCTGCATGACGATAGCTTGTTTGGCGTACTTCTTACCGCGTACACCGTTAGCGAACACACCCTGCGCTTCCTTGGATAGGCGCAACATGTACGTCATCCACTGGTCAACCCAGTCACGTTCGAGTGTCGATAACACCTTATACACAACCATCATCACAGCGCCCGCACTGGTAGGCACAAGTGCAGATTGGGGGTCGGACTTGATTGAATCGATAGACGGCAACTGATCGGCAAGTCTAGCGAACGCCATCATGTCACCCGCTGCTGACCCACCGATGGTGCCAATGAGTAAAGACGTTAGTGTCTTGTCATTGAACTGGTCGCGTACTTTCATCCAGTCACTGGCAGCTTCGAGTGAACGCGGAGTCACAAACGCCGTACGGGTAGACCGTGGGTGGAATATGTAGTCATTGTCCTCGGGATCTTGCACGTCGCGGAAGTCGGCAAACGCCTTGTCGTTGTTGCGGCACCACCCCAGCACTGTCGGGTCAACGTCGTTGTTGATACCCCACTCGATCCACTGCTCCCACGTCGGCTTGGTAGATTCGATCACCGTCAGGCGATTACAGGCATGTGCTGGTAACAAGTCACCGACACCCTCAGCACCGAGGTTAGTTGTGGCAAACACAATACTGTCAGGATGCAGGGTATAACTCCCGATCTTACGTTCGAGCATCATACGCAATAGCGCGAGCTTGACCGCTGGGTTGGACTTACCGAACTCATCAATCATCAGGATGATCGGCTTGTCATGGTGTGCACCCAACTCCTCATTGGTCAGGTATCGCACGAACCCACTGCCATCGTCCATGTGCATGATGTCAGGGATGGTGATATCACCAAGATCCTTGGTAGTGCAGTCGAAGTAACACGCGACGTGCTTGGGTAACTCTGCTGATAACATGTTTAACAGGGATGACTTACCCGTACCCATGTGACCCTGCACAAGTATGGTACGTTGATGACCACCGGCAATGATTGCTTGGGCGATCTCGTCTAGGTTTACCGCATACAGATTGGCTGATGTTGCCATGTTATGTCCTCCTTCATTGGACTGGTTGTTATCGTTAGTCGGTGGACTAACGTTGTTTTGGTTAACACGTTACTACTAAAAAATAACGACATGTCGGAAGCCGGCTTATGTTATTGGCGATTAGCACACCGTACATAAACACGTTACTGATAAACACTTGGGTAATGGGCACGAAATGTACCGGTGGCTTCGTAGAAGCTGATGTCACTACCGTTTATTCCTATGCACTCGGTTGTACCTCGCATACTCCCGCGTATCGACGTGCTTGAAATAGTGCATCGTCTCGCTTGAGTACATATACATATAGTGCCACTTCGCTTCCTCACCCATCCCGTTACGGATGGCATCGTCGAACGCATCCTTGGGGTGCAACACCGCACGCCCATGTCTGTGCCACAACTGATCTTCTGCTGCGCTGTATCTCATCGCTCTAACTCCTTTCTGATTGCATACACTTCTATCCAATGCACTGCGCTCCCATCCTTGTCGTTGTAAACGCCTGACAATTCCGTCGTTCGCTCGGCAGTATCAATGAGGCAATCGAGCATTTTCAGCAGTGAGGATTTACCCACAGCCATGCTTTCTGTCTGCTCTCGCAGAGATTTTGTCCGGTCCATCTCAGTTCTCCTCCTTCAGTTTGAGTTCTATCCACTTGTCTGCGCGTAGGATTTCCACAAAGTGTAACGCTTGGTGTAACTCTCCCAGATCACCGTTCATGGCTTCTTGGATTGCAGAACTAATCCGATCTAACACCCACATTTCATAGTCATTCATCTCGCTCATCTCGTTCTCCTATAGCTGTGTTTTACATGTCCAACGTTGGTAGGTTGCTGATAACGTCTTCTACCACCGCTTTGGTTTCGGCACGGAGGTGCTTGTCCTCACGTAATGCCTCGGGTGACAATGGCATCCTACCCAGACCACGGAACTGTTCTTCGAGCTTGGTGCGTATCGCTTCCATCTGGGTATCGCCGGTCAGGTTGCACGCCTTGAGCATGTCGATCATATCGAGCACACCGTCGAACGTGCTAGTGGATAGTCGCTTCTGCTTGGGCTTGCCGTCCTTGCGCTTACCTACGTCGGTATCGTCCAGACTATTGTGCAGTCGTTCGAGATAGGTGCGGGTACGGTTGAACACATCACCCATTGCCTTAGTGATCTGCGCTTCGTAATGTTCCTGATATTGTGTTTTCAGGATGGCAGCTTGCTCGTTGCCCATGTCAACCCGAAAGTCACCGGCCTCGGGCACAGGTGAATACGTTACAGAGAAACGGAACTTACGCTCTAAGTCATACACTGACATATAGTCGGCATCGTTGAACAGTGTGCCCAGCTTGGCGCGAGACTGTATAATTTCCCAGTCGTACACATCAAGGAACGCTTGCACCAGTCGGTTGAACTCTTGCTCGAACGCAGACATCTGGTTTTGGTAATCAAAGAACATCGCAGTCGGTACCAAACGCTGACCGAGATCTGACCACGGCATTGTTAGCGCGTAGTGCTGGTTGCGCGCATTGGCAACGAAATCTTGCACCGCTCGCAACTCGGCACAGTCACCCAGTAATTTCTTACTGACATTCGCTGTACCAGACGCCGCGTTGTTCTGCATGGTGATCTGCGCTGATGCGCTCTTGTCTTTCTTGCGTCCCGTCCAGACTGACGCGCTAAACTCGACGATCATGGCGCTTGATTGTATCGATGGTGCCGAGCTTGTTGGTGGGGTGGGCCAGTTGATTGGCCCGTCGGTTACTGTTTGTATTTCTATTCTATCCATTGCTATATCTCCATAAGTTGTTTGTGTGATACCGTTAGTCGGTGGACTAACGCTGCGTGAAGTCGAGGCGAAGTGCCCCACTCACAAACACATTATCGCATAGATAGAGTATGATGTCAAGCGTTCGAACGTGGTGTAGTCTGGTGTAGTTTGATAAATGTTCTTGAATGTTCGGTCAATGTTCGGTTTGGAAATGGCGCAAGTTATTGATAAGTAAAGAATGTAGCGAATGTTCGGTAAAATGGGAGAAAAGGCTCCAGCTTCCCCTTCTCTTAAGAGCAGGAAGTTTTCAGTTATAAAGATGCTGAAAAGATGTTAGAGATAAAGGTAAACAAAATATAGTTAAGTATAATTTTATTTACAGAACATTATTAATAAATATATATATATAGGGCTTTTTGGCTGTAATACACTAGACCAGATTACACCAGACTACACCATATTACACCAAACATAATGTAGTAAAACGTAGTTGGGATTACCGAACATTCACGGAACATTATACGTTTTTACCGAACATTCAGGAACATTACCCTGCGTTAGTCGGTGGACTAACGATACGCGCCGTGCTACTACGGGAACTGGTATCAACCATAAAGAAGTTAAGCGTAAAGCGTGACGCGGCGCGCTACTACGGGAACTGGTATCAAATTTATTTGAGACAAAAAAAAGCCCCTCCGAAGAGGGGCCAGTTGGTTAGGCTTGCTGTATGTCTGCAAGATCTTTTAGGATGGCTTCAAGTTCAACTTTGATCATTCGTCGTCTTTCATCACCGAAGGACTCAGGCAGTTTATCATTTTTAGCCTTGACCCTATCGAAGGCTTTAGATAGTTCAGCCATCAATCTATCCAGCTCAGACTTTTTGGTGCTGGTAGCCTCACCCGCCTTGATCTTGGATTGCTTATCCAGATAAGCCTGAACCGCCGCCTTGATCTTGCCCATCTTGGATGTAGCATAACCTTGATTGTTGGTTATTGCCTTGACGTGCTCAGGGTTAACTATGTTGGCCTTCCAACCGTCCTTGCCTTTCTTGCCAGCATAGCTGTCTTTTAAGGCTAACAGCTTACGTATGTCCGCCGGTATCTGTTGGTAGCACGTTTCCCAATACTGATTCCAGATCTTAACGTGGGCTGATTTGGCGGAGATACCCTTTTTAAGTTTCCCGCTCTTTTCATAGGGGCTGGCTAGATGTTCTACCTTACCGCCCGCCTTGATGTAGGCCATTGCAAACAACTCCAAGGTATTACGCGCCTTGAATCTTGCATGGTCCGCAATATCAGCATTGCTGCAATAGGTTGCGATGTAGCCGTTTAACTTTTCGTTTGATGCTAGTTTACTCATAGTCTTATAACTCCAGTTGTGTTAGTCCATGGACTAACGGTAGGCGGGGCTATCCGGTAGTGGCTTTCCCTCTCACCTGTAAACAAGTTAACACGAGATCCCGTATTGTCTAGCAATACCTAGGGTTGCGTGATGGTTTAGATCTGGCTGGCTGGCTGGCCGTTTTCTGACATGGCGACCCCTACCTACCCCCTATGCACCACTTCTCCTACAGGGACTCCAGCATTACTCTAGCATTACTAATCTACACGAATAATGACCGTTTTTTTGAGTTCAGACCCCCCACCCTCCTATATATAGGAACACCCCCCGGTAGGAGTCCCAACTTCTAGTTGCAAAAAATTATTTTTGGTGTAGATTGGTGCCGTTAGATGTTAGTTAGTGCACATTTATGACAGTGACCGTAACGCCTGAAATTGGTATACCGCTATCTGATAACGTTCCATACATGGACCTACGTATTAGAGCGGAGGCTGCGTGCAATACCGCTATGCTTTTGTCGGAACATGGGCTGGACATTACACCAAACAAAGAAGACAAAGACGTAGCGGCTGGTTTAGCAGTAGATTACGCGGAGAACCCAGAGAAAACCTCTAAAACGCTATCAATTACCCGCGCTGCTAAGATGACCCCTGCGTCTTTGATCTTGACAAGTAATATATTGAAAGAGTTTGGTCAGTCCGTAGCTGAAAGTGCGACCCAGATACGACACCTAGTCACCAACAAGCTCCTACTTGAGTCAGAGAACCCAGACCCACGGGTAAGAATCCGTGCATTAGAGCTGTTGGGTAAGATATCAGACGTTAGTTTGTTTGCAGAGAAGTCAGAGGTGACGATTACGCACCAATCAACTGACGATTTACGGGCAAAACTGCGCCAAAAACTAGAAAAACTGGTAAATCCACCCGAAGAACTCAGTAGATCTGTAGTTTTAGATGGGGAAGTCATCGATATAGACGCCAAACTAGGGATAAAACCTAGAGAACCCAAAGAACCCAGCGAAAAGCCTCTACATCCGGGGTGGTTAGGCGCAGAAGAACCGGAGTATGACGATGAGTGAGGTCGCTTTTGACTTCACAGAAGAAGAAATCCAAGTGATGTTGGATAATCTTGACGATTATACCCAAGATGAAGTCCTTGAGATCGACAAACTGGTCAATGAGCTGGATTCCCGTAAGAAAAACAAGTTAGCGTACGACGACCTGATAGAGTTCTGCAAAGCGATGATGCCTGAGTTCATTGTGGGTAAACATCACCGCATA